GTAGAGGTGCTACGGCTCAAGCAGATTTCTTGGCTGGAAAGACATTAACATTGCCCTTATCATTAGGTCGCGCCCTAGCTGGTGCAGGTGCTGGTTCTGGATTGCCTACTTATGCACTTGGTGAAAACGAAGGTGCGGCAACCTCTAGTGCATTAATAAACCATACTCATACGGTTGGAATTCCTACGGCATCATCAGTCGGGGGTTCATCAGCAGCAATATCAGGGCCATTCATTCTTGGCGCAGCTACAACTTTAACAACAAGTACCGCAGGAACTGGGACATCATTTAGTCTGTTGCAGCCCACATCATTTTTCAATGTGTTCATTAAATTATAAGGAATTAAAATGGCAGTACAATTAGTAATCGTTCCACCATTAGATCCAAACGCATACACAGGCCCTACCCGTGTTATGGCAGGTGTTGCCCGAACAGGAACAGCAACATTAGACACCCTTTATGGCCCTAATGGCTCAGTAGAATTTGCACGCTGGTTATATATTGGCGTGACCGGTAACATCTCTTATATGAAATGGGATGGTACGAATCAGACTCTTATTGGATTAGCTTCAGGTGTATGGCATCCTGTGTTTTCTATTAAAGTGAACAGCTCAGGAACCACAGCGACTAATCTAGTTTGGGGAAGTTAGCTAACTTCAAATAGTAATATTACTAATTTAAAAAGGACTTTAAAATGACTACAAGCTTAGGGCAAACAGTTTTAATGAATGATTTGACACCAGTTCGTGTTGTATCAACTGGCAATATAACCGCAACATATAGTAATGGCCAAACAAATAATGGTGTTGGGGCAACATTAGCTATTGCAGCTAGTTCTTTAACAGTTGATGGCATTGTTTTAGCAATTGGTGATAGATTGTTGCTAATAGGTCAAACATCAGCATTGCAAAATGGTATTTATGTTGTTGCATCTATTGGCTCAACTGTAATATTGGTTCGCGCTTTTGATCAACAAAGTATTGAACAATTGAAAGGCGGTCAATTTGTATTTGTATCTGCGGGAACCGCTAATGCTGGTGAAACATTTGCATTGGTTGAGCCATTACCTCAAAGCATTGGTGTAGATTCATTTATCTACCTTCCATCAGGAACAATATCTACATCTGTTTCAATAACAGCCGCACAATTCAACGGCATGTACGCAGCTCCAATTTTATTAGTTCCATCTCCAGGATCTAATAAGCTTCTTGTGCTTGACCGAATGGAATTAGTGCAGACTTATGGTTCTGCTGCATTTGCTGCTGGTGGTGTTGTTGCAGCTCAGTATGGTTCTACTGTAAATGGCGCGGGTCCTGCCGCATCAAATACAGAAGTAGCGGCTGATTTCTTTGTAACAGCAAGCAATACATACTTATTTAACAATGCTGTTGGTGCAAAACCATTTTCGACTACTGCTAACCAAGGCATTTATTTAAGTAATATTACAGGCGCATTTACAACCGGTAATAGTACTTTTGTTGCTAAAGTACATTACTATATCATTGCAACTGCGTAAGATATCTCACCTAGTCTTTGCTTGGCATGGACTAGGTATTATTTAAAAGGATTTGTAATGCAAGGTGCATACGGTGGATTGATATGTATTTTAATGTATGGGGCTGTAGAAGCCGCTGCAGAAGAAGAGTATGCCATTCTTACAGAAGATAATATATTTATCTTAACAGAACTTTCTCAGGAACTTTTCACCGAAACACCATAAGGATATGACATGTCGGGAATAAAAATTAGCGCATTACCAGTAGCCACGGTTGCCCAGTTAACCGATGTGTTCCCAGCAGTACAAATACCGGGGCCCGTAACAAGGCAAGTGTCACTTCAGCAAGTAGCAACTCTTTTTAGCTCAAGTTCTGGTGTGACCAGTGTATCTGGAACAACAGATCGCATTACATCAACTGGCGGTACGACTCCTGTCATTAATATTGCAAGCACCTACGTTGGTCAATCATCCATTACCACATTAGGCACCATTGCAACCGGTGTATGGAATGCAACCCCTATTGATTTGTCATTGTATGTCACAGGAAATCTACCTGTTGCCAATTTAAATAATGGCACGGGAGCTAGCTCGTCTACCTTCTGGCGGGGAGATGGTACATGGGCAGCACCTAGCGGAAGTGGTACGGTCAATTCAGGACTGATTAACCAAGTGGCTATTTATGCAGCAACTGGGACGGCTGTATCAGGGCTTGCTACGGCAAACTCTGGTGTTCTGGTGACATCTGCTGGCGGCGTGCCTAGTATTAGTTCTACATTGCCAACAGGGCTGGCCTTAAGTACGCCCGCATCAATCACATTAACGAATGCCACAGGTTTACCCGTAGGCGGAATATCTGCAACCGGTACCCCCAGTGCATCGAATTACTTAAGAGGCGATGGCACATGGGCAACCAGTGCAACGGTAGTGCCTGCAGCCCTTACACAAGCCAATGATACCAATGTTACTTTAACGTTAGGCGGCACACCTGCCACAGCATTGTTGCAAGCTAGTAGTATTACCGCAGGCTGGACGGGGACGTTAGCAGGATCTAGGGGTGGGCTTGGTGCTTCCATTACCGCAAGCAATGGCGGAATTTATTATTCCACTGCTACTACGGGCGCATTATTAAACGGAACAGCTACGGCTAGACAGATGCTTCAGTCAGGCGCATCAACAACGCCTGCGTGGTCAACCACAACATGGCCGGCAACAACAACCGTTAACAGATTATTATTTAGTTCTGCTGCAAGCGTGATTGGTGAGGTAACGGTTGTTAACTCGGCAGGATTAACGACAACTGCGGGTGGCGTACCGACATGGGTGGCAGCAACGGGTACCGGTGCTCCGGTGTTTGCTACCTCGCCTACCATTACAACGCCTATTATTGCAACTATAAGAGATACGGCTGGTCTAAGCATGCTAACTACAAGTGCCACAGCATCCGCCGTCAATAATGTGCAACTTAGTAATTCTGCAACAACACTGCCAGTTAATATAACGGCCGTTGGAACCGATGCAAATATAAATATGAATTTAATTTCCAAGGGTACCGGTGGAGTTGGAATTAAGGGCATTGCAGATGCGGGAAATGCTAGCACAGGTTATGTGGGCGAGTTTGTTAGTTCGGTGGTATTGATTGGAAGTGCGGTAGCTTTAACTACAGCGGTTACTGCAAACGTCACTAGTATTTCATTAACAGCTGGAGACTGGGATGTTTGGGGGGAGGTTTATTATACAGGTGCATCGTCCACCACCTACGCAGGACAATCTGCTTCAATAAATACAGTTTCAGCAACATTTCCAAGCACCCCGTCTGCATCGACATCAACCACAATTTCTGGATTTTCTGGCTCTTTTGTAACAACTGGAAGTCAGTTTATTACCGCGAATCCTTGCAGAATAAATGTATCGAGCACAACAACAGTTTACTTGCTTGCAAATGGAGCGTTTTCTGTTAGCACATGCTCTGCTTATGGGGTCATTAGGGCTAGACGTAAAAGATAAAAAAATAAAAGGAAGTAACATGACAGAAATGACAATAGTAGACGTAGTAAATATTTTATACCCCAACCAATTTACATTAGGGAATGTATCCTTTGGTGCAGAAACGCCAGATAATATTATTATTACCTCATGGAATGTACCTGATGTTGAGAAGCCCAGCGTTGAATCATTGGTAGCACAAATACCAGCGTTGCAATCAGATTTTAATTTAACATGCTTTAACCTGCAGGGAACGCCGCAATTAACAGTCTATATTGATAGTGTTGCGCAAAGTAGGCGTTATGACAATGCAGCTGTCTGTGCAAGCTATGTTAGTTCTACCGTGCCGTCATGGGCACTTGAGGCACGTACATTTATTGGTTGGCGTGATGCGCTATATATTTATGTTGCAGCCCAATATCAATTAATGGAAGCAGGTACTCGAACTGTGCCAACGTTTGCAGAGTTTCAGACTGAATTACCAGTGATTACATGGCCTAGCTAAATTGTGGCGCTATGAGTTCGTATCCACGACTCTTGCGTCGCTTCATCATATCATTAATATATTGTTGAACTTCTTCTTCAGTGCGCACTAGAAGGCTTTTATTGCCGCCACGGTTTGAATGGCAACCACCCCATTTGTATTTGAGTATGATGCTGTCTTTATCTTTTTTGATATTAATTGTGTAGTATCTTGATTTGGTATGATTAAGCCATTGATAGGATTCAAACATAATCGTACAACATTTCTTGGATTGCTTCATATTGTGCAAGCATGTGGTTTTCATCAATATATAATTTGGGATCGTTCACATCTAATTCAGCACCGTCTATATCATAGAATCGCATATTTTATCCTCGAAGTACAAAGGTTGTGCATATTACAAGAATGCGATCTCAGGTGCAAATTTATTTTTTGTCATCATCAGAGTAAGGATAAGGATAAGGATAAGGAGGAAGAGGATACATTTTTACAAAATCTTCAAATGAATAATACTCAGCAGGATAGACAACAATCTTGTTTCCACACTTGTAACACATCTTTAATGTCTTCATGGGATACCAGTAGTGATGTTCACAAGATTTTTTCATATTTCAAGATTCCAGAATCTTGTATATTGTTGCGCGTGATACATTTAATTTAAATGCAATTTGTCTAATACTAATGTTTTTATTTTTTAATTCTTTAGCCTCAAGAGAAAGTTTATTAGTAATTTTGGATGGTCTTCCGCAGTGTTTTCCTGAGCGTTTAGCGGCATCCAAACCTTCGCGCTGTCTAGCTCTAATCATGGTTCGCTCAAATTCTGCAAATGCACCCATTATTTGTAAAGTTAGTGTATCCATTGGGTTTTTAGTGGCATTAAATGTAAGATTTTCTTTTATAAACTTTACTGACACACCTTTTTCAATCAATGTATTGATAATGCCTTGCAAGTCCAATAGATTTCTAGCTAATCTATCAATGCTATGAACAACCAGCATATCCCCTTCTCTTACATATTCCATACAAGCAACAAGACTTTCACGGTCTTTAGTAGATCCACTCATAATGTCGACAAACTCCTTGTCTAATTTTATTCCAAATAACTGCCTATCTATACTTTGACCTTGAGATGAAACCCTTATATATCCTACAATTTGACCACTCATGCTATATGCAAGTAATGAAGGATGGCAGGCAACCAAATAGATCCTAAAATAATACTAAACATTAACATAAATTTATTATCTAAATGTTTCAATCCAATATCTATTTTATTATCTAATCGCGATATCCCATTCTCTAATGAATCAAATCTTTTATCATTAATCTTAAATAATTCTGAATGCAATCTTAATTGTATTTCATGCTCAATATAGCTTTCATCTGTTCTATTCAATATAGTCATTTTACCCTCCTGTTGCCGTTTATTCTACCACCTTTATTGGCAATGTAAATAAAGTACCGGTATTTAATTTATTACAGGGGTATTTTGGTGAAAATTTATAATTGTAACTCTGTGTACCTTTATGACATACCAAGAAGGTGAGGGAATTCCACCCTCATTCACGTTTTGTTGCTGGCGTGTGTGCAAAGCTAATTAAGAGCGCGGCTCTCATCTGGCACGTTAGCTATAGCCTCTCAATCATCGGCTAGCATCCCGATTGAGTACTTTGGTACCGCAATTGCGGAACAATTTACCGCAATTGCGTTGACATTCACTCTTCAATCTCCGCTGGTTAGGCGTTTTCTTTTCTGAGGCATGATTGACATTTGGAGTTATAGTCTTTGAATTTAGAATTAGAGTTTTTCCCAAGACTAAGATTTGCTCGCCCAAGAATTGTTTTTATTTCTACAAGAGACTTCTTTCCAAGGTTAGGAGTTTTGAGTAATTGGTGTTCACACCAGCACAGCAAATCACCTATGGTTTTTACTCCTTCCGTTTTCAAACAATTAACCGTTCTTGTTGATAGCCAATTATCGCGAGACCAGTTTTCAGACTCTATTTGAAAATCTGAAAGCAAGATGTCCTCTTGAGGAATTTTAGGGATGTATTTTTCTTTTAAAACCTTTACTGTTTTTTCATCAACAATATTATCAATATGCTTTTGAACCTTTCGTTCAACATTATAATCATCTACATATCTGCCAATAACGCTTAAAAATTCATTATTTATAAATGCCATCATTTTCTGTTCCATATCTGGCATTTTTATTTCATAAAACATTTTTCTAATAATATTTTCAATTTTTGTTTCATTTATTTGCTCTAATATCATTTGATCTAAATTTCTATATAACTCTTCCTTATGTCTCATTAATATGGAAAATATCAACTGCTGGAACATAGACATTTCTTTGCTCATTGTTTATACCTTTACGACAATAGTAATCTACTTGCTCTTTACCTTCTTTACCTTCTTTAGCTCGTCTCGCAATGCTGTCTTATAAGGTCTGGTAATTCTAGTTTGCTTTTGAAAGTCCAAGCAATCCATGTAACCTGAGCTATAGAACCACAGCCCTATCTCTTGCATAGTAGGTTGACGCCCTTCAATGTTTTTTGAACACGCTATCATGGATTGTATAAATCCGGGGGATGTGGCTAGGTCAGATATTAACTGCTTACGTTCTATTGCATTCATGTCGCATCCTTTGCGTTAAATAATTTTGTGCTAAACTGTAGTTGAATTCCCAAATTAAGGATTTCATCATGGAAAAGAAAATACACGAAACCCATACTACTACATTGCGCGTTAACGCAGGATCTTGGCCTTATAGCTGCGGATTCTTTTGTCAACGATTAAGCACATCTGATGTGGTTGATCATACACGCACACCAAAACCTAAACCTGACAATCAGTCATCTACCAAAATGCCTGTATCAGGTTAATCGCTGTATAAACGATAAAGGTTGATGATACGATAATTAATGCTGTGATCATGTTAGCTCCTTTCTTATAGCAATTATGTACCAATGAAAACTAAATTAATAATAGGTGGGGCGCATGGGAATCTAACCCATGGCCTATATTTCCATCAATCTCCTGTTCCACAATTTCACTTTTGCAAAAGCTTGATCGCTTCCACCTCAGATGGCAATTGTCACGTTACATAGTTTTCGGTATGCATCCCTTGAACTAAGTTAGGCTTGACGTTCAATAACAAGCAGCATCTCTTCTACTGCGCTCGCCCCATAAATTGTGCGGACTTTTTAATCTTCATTCTCGCGTGTGTTTTCCGCTTATATCCCGTATTCGGGAACACACCATATTTTTCTCTAGTTAATAATAAGTTATTCATACGGATTTACGTTCGGCAACGTTTTTTAGTACTCTATCTTATGTCGTTTAATATTACATAATCCAGCCGAATTGCATTGCATGTCAGAAATATAACGTGTATTTTTTAAATCTGCAAAACATTGCACGAAATATGTTGTCCGACTACCTTCATGATGAATGGTGTAATAATGTTTCCAGCTTTCTTTTGCTTGCTGCTCGCACGCATCCATGGATTCATAACCATAGTGTGACTCGTTTAGATGATAGTCATTTGATAGGATTGATAGCGTCCATACGACACTAGCAGCGATTGTATTTAACATTGTTTTCCCCACTCGTTGAACTATTTCCATTTTAGAAATAATTGGATTAATATTTTTTCATTACCCTTCGAAAGACAACATTTTTGATGCTCTTGATGTTTCTTGGATATCTTTTGATTTGAAAGAAGGGACTATTGTATTAAGCCGATGACAAAAGAATTCAGCGGCGGTTACTATGCTATTCCTTGGCGTTGGCGGCGTTATATCGGTTGGGTGAATCTTAGTTTTGTTGTGCTTCATTTTCATCCCTCTTTAGTTGTTGCATTAAAAACACCCTGTTATTGATATCTCCGTAATTTTGGTCAAAGTTAACGAGCACCATGGTGGCATCAATGATGCCACGAATGGTTCCTTTCTTATCTGGTTCACCGGGTTCAGAAAATATTACCCTGTCCATTACTTTTAGTTTGTTCATTTGTGTCTCCTCCTTAGTTTAATTTATTCATTACCATTTTGCCGGACAGTCCATGCATTGATTGCAATTGTATCCTTCACAACTATTTTCATGCTCGCAGTAGTTTTCAATCATTGCATCAATTTTCTTTAATAAAGCTGTCCGATATTCTATGTTTTTGTGCCGTACATATCCTATTCCATCTTCAATTACAATTAGCTCTTCTTTCGTGAAATCGTTCATTCTTCAATCTCCAAACATTGATAATGCTTACATGAAGTCCAGCCGTCCTTTGATTCCTTAAATTGTTTGCCAGCATTTATGCATTGATTTTTTGATTTAACATTAATATTAATCATTCCTTTTGAGTCGCATGTCATCCATAAAATTAAAATCCATGTGCTCATATGCAAACTCCAAAACTAAGTATTAGCCCCTTTTCCAATGTGACTCCAAAAGAGTGCATTCTATCTGCTCTAAATAAATCGAACCTTCCGCGCAACTTCAAAAAATTATCCGTATGGCATAATCTATTTTTGCCTAAAAGTTGTATATTTAATCTGTAATGTTTTTTGTTGGCAACATCATCTGTATGATACCCAACCGCACACCCTGCTGAGTAACCTATTAAATAACAATCAAAACGCCAAAATGAATAAATCTTTAGCTTATTATAGAAATAATTTTGACGGCCTTTAACCAATTTCATCTGTAAAATTCCCCGCACTTCTTGCATTTAAATACACTGTCTTCTGCTTGCTGGTCTGTGATTGCGCGTACTTTTTCTTGGAAACAACTGGGGAATATGCAGTATGTTTTTTCGAAATTGGTCATTGAACAATCATCCAATCTTCGGCCGCAAAATCATTAAATTGCGGCATAAAGGGGAAGCTATCCATTGAATGGATGACCAGCGTATTTTCTGATGTGTCTAAATATATATAGCAATCAAGCCATGTCTTAATACGTGCACGATAACCTGATTGCAAAAGCGGTATAATCTCACTAAAACTATATTCATTCGATGTATCATCATCAACAAGCCAACTATCTGATATCATAATGTCTTCGCTGTAATAATAGTTTTGCAAAACAGGCTGAAAGGATTTTACGTTTTCATCCTCCATAAGAAAATATAAACCATTAGAATAGATTTGCCGAGTTACCTTTTTGCCTTCTTTCAAAGCATTCACCGCATCACAGAACTTCACCTTTTTCCCCTTGGTTTATCGGCATTTAATTGTGGCTTAATTAAGTGCTTAAATTTAAATGATTCATCTGATGGCCAAGTGCTAGGGTCTTCTTTGTCATAATCCCATAGCGGTGGTTCCATTCTTATTCCGCAATCATCTAAATAGGTGCTTATCTTTAATGCGATAACTTCAATTTCTTTTTGTAAATTAATTTGGTCATACGCACCCATAGGCTGCGGTGCTTCATGCCACATCTTATCTTCATCACGGTAGGGTTGAGAATCCTTTAAACGCTTACCAAGAGACTGTGCTTTATCATAATCTTTGCGCCATTCGTTGATATTAAATTCCATTTTCACACCTTTGCATTGTTTAATGTTGTAGGTAATTAACCCCATTATTTTACTAGGGGTTAATTACCTTTTAGCTAATTAAAATTGTATGTCATCATCAGGGAACGGGGGAACGTCTGTTGCAGGTGACCCAGTAGACACAACAATGTAGTCATCAATCTTGTTTTTATCAGAATAACGACTTCCAGCTGGCTTGCCTTTAAGCTTATCTGCAGGGATTTCGTTACCTTGCTCAATAGCTACCTTTACACGCACACGATTACCGATAACTACATCAGAACAAAGCTTGCCCGCTTCATAATCTTTTGTAAGTCCTGCGGCATTTGCAAAACGGATAACCTTCCACATCATCGCCTTAGTAAAGACTAGAAAATCTCTAACATCATGACTTTTGCCCGTAGCATCAAATACCTGTATGGTCATATCCATCATAGGATTACCACTATTAGCTGACACCTTATCTTCTGATGATAGAATAACGGCATCATATTCGCCCTCTTTAAGCAGTTGAAACCGCTCTTGGTTTGCTTGTTGTTCTGTGTACACTTCATAATGAAACATCTATTTCTCCTTTAATGTGACTCCATCTTTTATTTCGAACAATTCTATCTATGGTAGAAATTGATACCCCATAAATTACGGATAACTTAGTACAATTCATTTCTTTTGAATATAATTTTCTTATAGAAATAATATCCTTATCATTTAACTTTGATATTCCATTTTTGATTCCTGGCGATCCTCCATAACCGTTTAACCTTCTATTTGTTTTTTCAAATGGGAGATAATCTTTAAAATAGTATCTTCTGGAAGCTCATCAAAACTCATCGAATTAGACTTAGCTAGCCATTTATCAATGGTAGCCTGTGGTACATTTAATAAATCTACGATTCTTTTAAGTTCTGTTATTTGTTCATCGGTTGCAATTTTCTCTGGGACAGCTTCTTGTTCAAGAATATCTCTTCCATATCTTTTTGCTATTTCATCATAAGAAAAAGGAAATGTTTCTCCGTCTGGAAATGATGCTATCCTAGATTTTTTAACTAACCCCACCCTTTCTTTTCCACGCTTTTGTACTTCAAATACCAAATCAAAAAGAAAATCTAACTTTTTGTATCCATCATACGTTTTTCCAAGAACAGATAAATTAGAACCATATTCATTTTTTGAATGACACGTTAAAATTACATTCATCGGTAGCCTTAAAAGCAGATTTAATAATTGCTTCATTTTTTTATTGCTATGCGCATAATGACGACCAAACTCAGAACCAACTTCTTTTTCAGACTTATCAAGTAAATCATTATAAAGTGTAGTCAAAGGGTCTATCACTACTGTTTTATATTCATGTTTTTCTGTTAATAACGATTTTACTTCTTGAATCAATTCATCAAAATCTGTAGTTTGAAATACAGCACCACCATTATCATTAATGGTATCTACATATTGATCGTTAACACTGCCTTTTTCTGTATCAATTAAATACACTTTTGGGAAACTTATTGCCGCAGTAGTTTTTCCAGCACCAGCATCACCATAAAACAACGCTTTTAATCTTTTTTCTGTTTTCTCAGGTTTAACGCCTCGTAATGCCATCTCAATTACCTCTCTTCTTAAATAACCATAAAGTCTTGCTTCTCTTGAAGCTGATACGTTCTTTAGCTTTAATACAGTCACGCATAACCATTATTTGTCATCCTTTTCTAATTGGGTAATATGTCCGATTGCTGCAAAACGGGCTTCTTGTTCTGTGTCAAATCCATTACAATCTGACTCTGCTTTGAATTTTGAAACATGATCGAAATCGAAATTATGATTTTCATCATATATATTGTACGAGTACCATTTATCAGATGGATAATCATCGTCTGAATTCTCAAACACAATAAATTTATGTGAACTAAAATATTCTATTAAATCCAACATCAATATTTACTCCAGAATATTTCGCCTGAATCTTTGTCAGCGTATGAATGAAAACCATGCTCAGCCTGTAGATTGCATAATAGGTCATGACATGCCTCATCTAATACGTGTTGTAGGGGCTTTTTATAATATGCAATAATATTCTTGCGTGTAATGTCTGCAAACGTGTCTCGCGTCTCTTGGGTGTCTTCACGCATAAGTGACAACAAAGCGCATGTATAGTCATTATCTATAGCAATATCAGTGCCATGAACACATTCACCTGTTTCACGGTCTGTAGATTCCATATAGAGCCTAACTAGCTCCCCTTGCTCATCTTCTGGGATATTTAAGAATAGTAATTGATAGGCGTCACCATCATACTTACCGTATTGGTATGCTAATTCTTCTGCATAATCTGATAAATTTCTGGCGTTTGTCACAACGGTCAATCCTTTGAAAGTACCCTTTAATTCAAAAGGGTCATCAGTCCATGATGATTTTTCTTGATTGTTAATATATGTATACGGTACACTTTGTGCGTGCATAGTAGATCCCTCAAGATTAATTATGTTCAGGGATGAAAGCCTGTAAACTTTCATCCCACTGCTTTATATCTTCTAAACCAATTTCAAATAATGTAAAACTACTGGAAATATCCAGCCCCCTACAACCAAACTAATAAGCCAATTTAACTTGGACTCCATAATTTTAAATTTCACATCATGAACCCTTAACTTTACCTCATGCTCAATATATTGGTCGTTAGTCATTTCTATACCTACTAATTAAGAAGCCATTATACCGTGGTATCTTTAGGTGTCAACCTTTTTTCTATTATTTTTCTATGTTTGTCTACACATTTAAGAATAATTTCAATCATGGATACCTCTAATCGCAACGATTCGGTTCTCAAAAATATCCACATGTCTTTAGGCATTCTTACACTAAACGCTTTTAATTCTTGGTTGTTCTTTTTCATTTTATTAGCCCTTGTTATTCAACATATAAACTATGGTATCATTATTTATATTGCAATACCATAGTATTTTATAGATTATATGAAAAGTGCTAGACGTATAGAGAGTAATTAAGATTTGACATATTGATCTTATTTATTTTTAGCGTATATTGATTGGCTTGATGAATGTAATGAGCATTCTACCAAGCCATGGGCGTAGCCCTTTGGCAATTTCAACCTACTAGAATAGGCGAAGTTTTTGATAACAACGTTTAAAAGGAACGTCATTACATGCCAGAATATTACTTATCACAGCCCCAAAAATCAACCTTTAAATCATTATTATTTTTTATTTCACATACTGGAAGGATTCTTATTGTGCGTAAATTATTTATTATGTTGGCGATAATGCAGGACAGAAAACAAACGTTGTCTTCGATAAAAGCTAGGGTTCGAGTATTTGAAAATAATAGAGTATATTTGGATGACTTGGTTTTACGAATTAGAGCAGAGCGAATCATGACTTAAATTAGGTTTATGGGCATCTAGCCCAAAATCCCAACTTGTTCAAGCAAGTGGGGTATCCATACAACGTGTTCTTCCACAGAACTGGACTACGAGCATCAACGGTTCCTAGCAGGATGATACCGATAACAATCACAATCACTTTCACAAGGAAATTATAACATGAACTTAAATATAAATGAACAGTTAATGAATGACACTAAAGATGCTAATTTATGTATCTTTATGGCAAATCTAGCGACTTGGATAAGAACCAACGCCAAGAAAGACGACCCCAAGAACCGAAACTTCCATGAAGGCAGATTCTGGTCATACAACTCCATACAAGAATTTGTACGATACTTCGGATTCTGGTCAACTAAGAATATCCGCACGATTATAGCTAATTGCATCAAGCTTGATTTGATTGCTACCAACTCATTTAACAAGAAAAAATATGACAATACTTTGTGGTATACCCTTACGGATAAAGGGCTAGAGTACTATCCATGCTTACGTGACTTTTTATCGAACATGCTTGCCGATTCCGGCAAGGGTCTTGCCGATTCCGGCAATGCTATACCAGAAGATCTTAACCATAAAACAAAACCCTATAGTCCCTTGTCGCCTTCGGCAACGGTGAGTGATCTTGAAAAACAATATTTTGAAAAATGGAACGAGTTAGCCAAGAAAGAAGGTCTTAGTCAAATAAGACTCAAGAACAAAGAACATATTAAAAAATGCAAACGACAGCTAACTAGGTTTCTTTCTTATTGGCCAGAACTAAACAGCGACCCTACTTGCAAAATAAATGATGACTATGAAATGCATCCAGATTATTTGATAGAAATCCTAGAAGCAGGAATTGCGGCTAAATCATTTATCCTCTCACCTGATAGAGACCCATACAGAACATTTGAAATTATATTGCGACAAAATAACTTTGAAAAAATGCTACAAGAAATAAATCAGAGACTGAGATGAGTAAATTTATAAACATAAAGCTAGAAAAAATGGTGCTGGGTAATCTATGCGCTTTATCAGATCCAAATGACCCAATACTGATGGACGCTATGGATAGACTCCATACTACCTGCTTTACAGGCCACGATAGACAAATGTTATTTGAAATAATGGTTAAAAATCACATCAATGGAAAAGAAATAGCCGACTATGCTATCGCTATGGACATCTATGAAAATAGCCACGAATTGATGGATGTCCTTCTCGATATTATTCCTGATAAAAAAGAACCAAATTCCCTGTTAAAATGGATATGCGATTTAAACGCTCTACGAATCGATAGAGGGCACTTAAATCTTATGGATGACCTACGTACAAGTTTTGATTTAGAAATCGATAGGGACGCTAGAGAAGCCCTTATATCAACATTTACAGATAAGGTTGTCACTTTAAGAGATAATGCTGGGTCTAATAGCAGTTATATGCGTTCATCTTCTGAATGTATTGATGATTTAATTAACGAATTGAAGAACGGTAACATACGCGTTAAAACTGGTCTACGGGATTTAGATTCTTTTTTGCAAGGCGGTCTTGATTCTGGCTCGCTTGTTGTCATTGGTGGTGCGCCCTCTTCCGGTAAAACACATATGGCATTAAAAATGTTATTGGAGTGTCATAAATTACAATTAGGAAAAGAGGCGCTTGTTTTTTCATTAGAAGGTAAAGCCTCCAATGTAACTCAAAGACTGATATCTCATCATCAAGGTGTTTTGTTTAAAAAAATAGATTTTTCTCAACAGTTATTGATGATGGAAGATTATAGGGAAATAAATATTTCTATTAGCGATAAACAAAACTTAACTGTTGACCAAATTTACAGCACATGCAAGCGCGCTTATTTACGTAATAAAATTTCTGTGGTGCTCGTTGATTACCTTGATAGAGTTAAAAAACCAAATGGAGACATGCGGCAAGATGAAAAGCTTGCAGAAATATCTAATCAACTGGCTAATATGGCGATTGAATTTAATTGCATTGTTATTTTAACTACTCAGTTAAACAAAGAGGCGATAAAGCGCCCAGACCATAGGCCAACACCGGTCGATTCAAAGAACTCTAGCGGACAATCAGAGGCTGCTAGTTACTGGTTTGGTATTAAACGAATTTCGCAGTGGGATAATGGAACCCGCTATCCTGATTCAAATTTAGTTGAATTAATTGTGGGCAAGAACAGAAATGACGAACTGGAAGGAATTGTATATTTTGAAACGGAAAATTCATTGTATTTAGATATTGATCAAAACAGAGCACTACAGCTTGTTTTGCAGTCCGATTTAAATAGAAAAGCTGAGATAAAAAGATTTGATAATTTATTTAACAAAGGAAAAAAGCAATGAGTATTTTTTGTACTAAAGAAGAGTTAATGCAGGAAATGTTTTGTGACAGAATGGTTGAAGTAATTTTAAGTTATCCATTGAAATGGATGCAAATGACCCCGACCGCAGAAGATGGCATTTTTTTTATCGAAGGAATCAGAAAGGATGATTTTAATATTCAGTTAATTACTTTTGAGCCAGACTTAGAAGGTCATATGGATTTGTATAGAGAGTTTAAACGCCATTACTTATCTTTGAATAAAATTAAATTTGGCGATCTTTGTCATTTTGAAATTAGTCATTTAAGGTAGTTTTATGAATCCCGGCCTATACGAATCACGAAAAAAATATCTATTTGGGTTAATTAAAAGGATATCAAACATAGCGGGTGGAGATGATGAAGCTTGGCTGATAGAATATTTTAACGAAGTATTGAGTAAGTATTCTTGTGAACGCATAGAAATCGCAATCGCTAAATACAAAAAATGGATTGAACAATTAGAGAATGTGCAATGAAGAAACGTAGCAAAGGACTGTATACCAATCTACATGACCATCAAGCTATGATGGACTTTTTACAGCAGCTATATGGGGTCAAGGATGACAACAGCGAAGAAGGCGGCTCCTCCATTGGAGCGAGACGAACAAAAAGCACTGGTTCGATGGCTAAACATGCATGCGAAACTAAAGAATCTTTATTGCAAGATTCACAATGAAGGCAAGCGAACGCCTTTACAAACGCATTTCTTGAAGCTTGAAGGTTTGAGGCCACATGTTAGCGACATATTTATTTACTGCCCTACCAACACTTACCACGGTCTATGGTTGGAAGTGAAACGCAATAAAAAATACACTCAGTCTGAACGCTCGACAACACACTGGATTGGACAGGAAACTTTTCAAGAAACCGTAAAAAAAGTTGGCTATGAAGCTAAGTTCTGTTATGGTTTTATGGACGGCATCCATATTATTGAAAGTTATCTCCTGACTTGATGTAATATCCGTTGACTTCCTTATTTTATGACCCCCTTGAAAGAGGGGGCTTATATATCGTATCCACGGTCTTTGTTCCACCAATAAATAATAATTAATATTAATATAATGCCCATTTATTTCTCCATCCAGTCGTTAAACATTTCATATAAAGTGTCTTTTGAATAACCGATACCTTCATAGAGATTGCCTGATTCAAAACCGGATAATTCCCAATAATCGTATAGCGCATCTGTATCATGAAACATTTGATAACGGTTGTCAGGTTCCCACCCGTAGTTATCACTCATTGCATATGATGCGTAACTAGCATCAGGGTATTTTGTTTGTATTTTAAATTTTTTGGTGTCTACGATATATGCTGTGTGATTTGGGTTCATTTTATTTGCTCGACTTGGTTAATATGCATGTATAATACCATGGTATTAAGGTATGTAAATAGGATTATTTATATTATTTTAATAATTGTGCTACGATTAAATATTACTGAATACAAGGATTGTTATGCCAAAATTTAGTCAAGCATCATTTAGCAAGCTATCTACGTGTCATCCTGATTTACAAGTATTGTTTTATGAAATAATTAAAAACTATGATTGTACGATCCTTGTTGGTTATCGAGACGAAGAAGACCAAGAGGCTGCCGTTAAGGCAGGTAAAAGCAAGTTGCATTATCCATTTGGTAATCACAATAAAAACCCATCTATGGCTGTTGATGTGACGCCATACCCTATCGACTTTAACAACACGAAGCTAGCATTATGGTTTGGTGGCTATGTGATGGGTATTGCTCAGAAACTTAAGGATGAGGGAAAAATGTCTCATTCTGTGCGCTGGGGTGGGTCATGGGATGGTACGGGGAAGATGAATACTGCGGGTATGTTGTGTGATTTAGATCATTTCGAGCTGATTATTTAAAGTGAGGGAGTGATGCTGCACTGGCTTCGAGGATTATTAAAAAATAAATCACATGTTGTTTTATCAGCACCGGCATTATTGTGCTTTATTACATTTTGCACAAATTTGTATGCCGCATTAAGTGACGGTAAAATTGACTCCAATGAATTTTCAGCGTTATTGTCTACGGCCGATGGATTTGAAACAGTTGTATTATTTGTGCTGATAATGGTATTGAAAGACAAGAGTAAGTAAGATACATTTACACCATATTACCAATAACTACTAAAGGATTAGTACGAATGGCTGGAAAACCGAACCCCCCAAAAGTGTATGCCAAAGAAACGACTGGCAGACCCACTAAATTCACGCCTGAACGACGAGCAGCTATCATTGACGCTGTATCTCATCGCATCCCCTATGAATTTGCTGCCGAAGCAAATGGTATCAGTCAAGACACATTGTATGAATGGTTAAAACTCGGAAAGAAGCATCGTGATGAGTGCATTGAGTCTGATTACAGTATCTTTACCGAGGCTTTTAAAAGAGCAGAAATGGAAAAAATTAGACAACATAATGATATGATTGCTGCTAAACCTGAACGCTGGCAGGCGGATGCGTGGATATTAGAACGTAGATGGCATAAGCATTACAGCTCAAATGCTCAATTAAGCGAACTCAATAACAAGTTGGATAAACTCATGGATGGGGATATAACAAATGAAGAACGCAATCACAAAATCGGCCGTAAAAACGATGATCAAGAAAACGGATAAAAAGGCTGTTGCTAAAGACAAGATACAAGATAAGAAGATGATGGGCAATGGCGTTTTAAAGAAGGCAAAGGATTGTAAATATTAAGGGGTTAATATGAGTGGAAAATATGTATCTCAGAAACCGACAAGTGGCTTTAACGATCTTGCACCTGAAGTCGTTCGTGGTAAACGTGTTAAAGAAGAGGCGTTTGCAAAGAGTGGTGCGTGTCGTAATTTGGCACCTCAGACGATGGATAACTATGGTAAGACGGATTATTTATCAGATGTTGACATGGCCATCACTAAACAATTAAGTGGTAAGTAATCGATAAGGATATCGAATCATGAGTTTATTATCATCATTTTTAATCAGTCATTTTATCCCGGCATTAGAGTCAGCATTTGTAGCGCATGAGCCAGAGCTACAAGCAGCGTTGCTTCAGGAAGTCGAGGCATTTGGTGGTCAATTGGGTGTGTGGATTGCTAGTAAGATGGACGAATCGGCTCCTAAGGAATAATCATGGCAAAACTTGACACAAAAGAACGGAAGAAATTGCCTAAGAGTGAATTTGCTCTGCCTGAATCAAGGAAATATCCTGTAGATACAAAAGCAAGAGCTGCTAACGCAAAAGCTCGTGCATCTGAGATGGCTAATAAGGGAAAGCTTTCCATATCTGCCAAGACAAAGATAGACGCTAAAGCCAATAAGGTGCTAGGTAAAAAGAAATGACATTGCCGTTTAAGCCCTCTGAAGGTAAAGACAGAAGCTATAGCAAAAAGCTTAAACGTGATGACATTTCTTTGTTAAAGGATAAGTTGCCGAATGAGTTTAGATATGCGCTGAACGATTACAATCACAGTAACATTGATGGAATAGGTTACATTGACACGAACCATTATGACTATGAATAAGGATGTTAATACATGGCAGTCATACAGAACAATTGGGTCGAGAAAGAAAAGAAGAAGCGCGTAGCTGAGACAGCCCCTGCATTTCAATCAGTACCCGGCGATGAATGGCTACCAACTAACACAAAGAAGAAAACTGAACGCCACACGAATGCTGCACGGGCGACCATGCGTAAAACATTGCGTGGGGTAAGACGATAATGCAATGCAAATCCTGTAATTACCCAGATTCTCGTGTTGTTAAAACCACCCATGACGATAAAGTTAATCAAATCTATCGCAGACGCGAATGCATCAAATGTGGAGACCGATTCACGACTCAAGAGCACATGCGCGAAAACTACAAAGGGTCTGACTATAAGACTCAGCCACCACGGGCGATATTAGATAAATGAGAACAGCATCCGAGATACGGCATCGTATTGCAGAAATAGAGCATCAGCGCAAGAAAGGATTCGAGTGTCAGATCACAATCAAGAACAAAGGAATGGTTATACATGCAACCAATGAAGATAAAATCTACGTCCCTACAAACACGGGTCTTATTGCTCATAACGATGATAGCTTTGTGCGTGTCATTATGGGGCCTTATGGTAGCGGAAAAAGTACATGGGCTCTCACTGAAATTGTACAGCGCGCCTGTAGTGTGCCCATCTGGCATGCCGGAAGACGACGAAGCAGATGGGCAATCGTTCGGAACACGTCTGGGGAACTATCCAGTACCACTTTAGCATCGTGGTTATCATGGTTTGAAGAACTAGGAGACGTGCGAAAGCGTCAAAAACCTATCATGACCTATGAACACAGCTTTAATGACGGGCATGGCATCGTAGAACTAGAGTTGTTGTTTATAGCCCTTGATAGGCCCGAGGATGTACGCAAGATTAAATCCTTGGAGTTAACTGGTTGTTACATCAACGAGCTGTCAGAGGTTCCACAAGCAGCTTTAGCGCATATGAAAGGCCGTGTAAATCGTTATCCTAGCAAAGCATTTTGTCATGAGCCTTATTGGTCGGGCATTATTGCAGATACGAACCCGCCAGAAGACGATCACTGGATATATAAAGACTTTGAATTAAATACATATGAGCACCATAAGCTATTTAAACAACCTCCGGGTTTAATCAAAAATGATGATAACAAGTGGGTTAGAAACCCTAGTGCAGATAATGCTAGTCATTTACCTGACAATTACTATGAGATGTTGGCAGAGGGACAATCTCAAGAATTTATTAAAGTATTTTGTCTTGGCGAATATGGTTCTGTGGGTTTTGGTAAGCGTGTCTATCCAGAATTTAACCCTGATTTTCACGCAGTGGATTCTCTGGCTGCTATCCAAGGTGAGCAACTTATTCTTGGTTGGGACTTTGGTCTTACTCCTGCTTGCGTGGTTATACAGCTCTCTGCCCGTGGACAACTATTGATATTGAAGGAATATGTAGGCGATGGTATGGGCATTAGAACCTTTGCGGAAGCCATTGTTGTTCCGGGTATTGCAAGAGATTTTCCATATTGTAAAGTAGGGTTATCGATTGGCGACCCTGCAGGTAATGCACGCAATGAAATCGTTGAAGAAATGTCATGTATTGGTGAGCTTAATAGTCTGGGCATACCAACCCATAGTGCGCGTACTAATGATATTGACCCGCGCCTTGGTTCAGTTCGCTACTTCCTTAATCGCATGGTGGATGGTAAGCCCGGATTGGTTCTTGATAGGAAGCTTTGCCCATCTTTATTTAAAGGATTTGTTAAAGATTATGTTTTTGCACGTATTGCTGTATCAGGGGAAGAACGTTACAAAGACAAGCCCAATAAAAACATGTCATCTCACCCTATGGATGCGCTCGGCTATGCGTGCCTTGAGGTGGCTAGTGATAGGATAACCGCTGATAAAATGGGCGAACAGAAGCATGAGAATATGTATAATCCAGTGATGAGAATATTTTAAGGTTTTAGATGAATCGAGTCAGATGCCTTTATTGTCGTAAGTTCTACAAGAACGCTAAAGATAATAATCGCTGTAAAGATTGCGATAAACAGTTCGATAATATTGTTATAACTATCACGCAAAAGACATCCTCAATGTTAAAGCGTTTGGCACAAGGTTAATAATTCAGTATAGTTCAAGGACAGGATGTAATTAATATTAATTAAACGGAGTTAAAGTCATGTCAATTCAATCTAAAACTACATTAGTGCTTAATTTTGCAGGCGAAGGCAGTGTTATTCCCCGTCTTGGACGACTATATTGCCCATCAAATACACTATCACAAATCACAGCTGCAGGTTTTCTAGATAACTACTTAAAAACCCAGTCTGTCAGCTTATTGGCAACTGATTTTGTCTTTGCAGTAGCATCGAATGGTCATCAAACATATAAACCCGTATTCACAAATGGATCGTGCCAATTAGTGGTTAATCCATAAACACTTTTATAAACCATAGGAGTAGTACCGATGTTGTTATCTGATACAATGGTAGAATTACATGCAGGTCATTCAATGTGTCGTGCTGCATGGACATTAGAGGATGGTTATCTGATGCTAATGCCGGGCATGAAGCATGTTTGGAAAATTGTATTGAATCCAGCACCCAATGCAGGAAATTACATATTTTCCGTAGAAGACTTAGAAGCTTCAGACTGGCAAGTGTTCGAGTTTCCCAGTGCGCCCATTGAAGCAGTATTAGCAGACGCTGCGTAGTACCCTCTTAGATTAGAGGTTAGAAGACGGTCTTAACATAGATTTGTTAGGCCGTCTTTTTAGTATCGTTAATTAACCCAACGGATGGGGCAAGACATGGAAATCATAGCCGAAGGAATGGCGATAGACGATTTAGATAGTATCAACGAAGAATTACGCCAACGCCTAGATGACGCAGGCATCGATGAAGCCGAAGTATTAAAAATGGCTCGTGATGACATGGTTCTATGGGACGGTTATTTTGGTGAGAATTCTGTTCGTGGAAAGGATGACATGAACTTCCTTTTGCGTGACCAATGGTCAGCAGTTGAGCGTTCGGAATTTAGTCGTCTATTTAAACCAGCTATGACATTCAACAAGCTTTATGACACCATAAAAAAAGTAATCGGTGAGCAACGTAAGAACAAACCTGACTTAATGGTTCGCTCATTAACAGGCAAAGCCACACAGAAACAAATTGATTTACGCGCAGACTTAGTACGAACCATATCATACCAATCACAAAACGATTTAATCTACCAAACAGCTTTTAAACAGGCAATGATGATGGGCTACGGGGCATTTGAAATATGTCTTGAATACGAGAACCCCAAATCATTTAACCAAATTATTAAATACGAATTAATTCCTGATGTAACACGCACATCTTTTGACCCTACCGCATTAAAGCCCCATAAAGGCGATGGTAACTTTTGCGCACGTCAATATGTTTACACCAAAGAAGAATTCTATGCGACATATCCGCATGTCATGAATCCGGTATCATATTCTGACCCACGTTCTTTACTGGATTTCCAGTGGGAAACGCGAGACACCATTGTTGTCTGTAAATATACCTGCAAAGAATGGTATCCCGTAAAACTCTATCTTTTATCTGATGGACAGTCGGTCACTGAAGATGAATGGGAAGACATGCAAGAAGACATTAAGATGCAGACAGACCTTGCAGATGCGTCGGAAGTGGTAGGCGATATTATTCGCAAAAGCATCCCTGAAATCGTTGGGGAGCGCATGAGCAAAGATTATAAAATACGCCAGTATGTACTCACACAAAATCAAATCATTGAATTTAATGACTGGCCTTCTAAATACTTACCCATAATCTTTGTGGATGGTGATTCGAATTACATTAACGGTCAACAATATACGCGCTCGTTTATCCATGAGGCCAAAGATGCGCAAAAGTTTGTCAACTATGTAGGTTCTGAAATTGCAGCGGAAATTAAAAACCGTAGACGCGAACAATGGATGGGTACACCGGATAATATTTTAGGCAATGAACAAATGTGGCGTAACCCTGAATTACAGTCAGGTATTCTAATAGCAAAACCCGATCCTAAAACAGGCGCTATGCCGAATAAGCTACCTGCATGGGAACTATCACCAACCCTTCTGCAACAATTCCAACGTGGCTCGCAAGATATTCGCGAGATTCTTGGGTTCTCAGAAAACGAGGCTCTTCAAGGCCATGACATGTCAGGCAAAGCTCGTCGTGAGCGTAAAATTGAAGGATCAATGTCAGCATATGTGTGGTTTGATAATCTTAATCAGTCTATTGAACAAGGTGGGCGTGTTGTATTGGACTTATTGCCTGTAATTGCCGGTGAAAATGAGCGTCATATGGTGATATCTAAAGCCGACGGTCGCAGTGATTCTATTACCTTGAATAAGGTTACAGGTGAAAACGAAAACGGTGAGAAAATACTTGAAAATACGCTAGATGCCGGTAACTATGATATTGAAATTGATACAGGGCCAAGTTTTGCTGTACAGAAAGAAGTCGCATTAGAGTTCATGCAGCAGACCTTGCAAGCCAATCCTACTGTTTTCCCATTAATTGCAGACCTTTGGGCGAAGAATTTAGATGTGCAATTTATGCCACAGATTGCTGAAAGATTTAAAACGCTGGTTCCTCCTGAGGTATTGGCCAAAGAAGCAGGTCAACCACCACCGCCTCCTAAACCTAATCCTCAGCAAATGATGGCAGAGCAGCAGATGAAAGCTCAACAACAGCAAATGATGATTAATGAACAGAAGATGCATCTTGAAGAGCAGGCATTGATGGAGCGTGCAGAAGAGTTAAAGATTCGCAAAGAGAAGCATATGTTAGATCAGGCCGAAATGATTCTAAAAGCACAAGAAATGAAAATTAAAATGGGTCTAGAACAACAGAAGATTAAGGTTGAGCATGGAAAGTTATTGCTTGATGCAGATAAGGCAGAAAAAGACTTTAGTACGAAAATTGCAGGTGTAATGTCAGATTTACATCGACACAATAACCCACATGAACGTGGGTAAAGTGGTTAATGGGTATACATATAGGCTACAAATGAATTAACAATGGCCTATAATTATAAATAACAAGTGACGGATTCACTTGGGGTTTCAGGCCTACCGTATGGTCTAGGGCACATTAAGTGTCAGACGGAGACAGATGTTATGGACGACGAACAGAATGCACTTGCAGGACAGGTAAACGGTGATGATGGAGAAGGTCAAACTGGGGCTGTAGATCCGGGTTTTTCAGATGAGGCAGAAGCCAACGCTCAAGAACACGACTCAGGCGAACAAGATGACCCGTATGGCGTTAAAAAACGCCTAGGTATGCAAGCAAAGAAGCATCAGCGTGAAATGCGGCAAATGCAGGAGCAGATGATGCACATGCAAGCCCAGTTTCAAAGTGCTCATGCCGATAGTGCGAACCCTGCCAATCATCAAAACCATAATAGCAATCCCTATAATTCCCCAGGCCAACCCAACTCACCGGGAATGTCTGAAGAAGATAGGATTCAAACGGCCGTACGCTATGCTCTTGGTGCGAAGGATCACGCCGAAAGACAAGCTAAAGAAGCTGAACATGCAACTCATGTACATAAACAGTATCAACGTTTAAATAGTGAGTTCGATAAAGCATCTGATAAATACGACGATTTTGACGACGTGGTACGTGGCGATGATATCCCATTTACCCCACATGTGCGGGATGCACTGTTGCTCGTTGAGAATCCAGCCGAAGTTGCTTACCGGTTAGGCAAGAATAAATCTGAACTCGAACGTATATCTAAACTCCACCCGCTAGACCAAGCACGAGAAGTTAATAAACTGTCATTTAGTTTAATGGGGAACCACGGGAAACCGACTGCTAACCAAAAATCTACCCCTATGGGTAGCATTAAACAAAATCCAGCGCATTCTTCAACTGCTGTTACGGATAAAACACCTCCTTCTGCTATCAGAGCGAGGATGAAAGCCGGTACATGGAAGTAATGACGGGGTTTTAAGGATAAAACTCTAGGAACCCGATAGTTACATCCAAGTACCCATTTAACGGATTAAATGGAGACTTGCCCAAATGGCTAACCAATTTATTACAACCGACCTCGTGTCGAACACCGCTTTAGCAATGTTTGCTAATAACGCGCCTTTCGTAATGACAGCAAGCCGTATTTATCAAGATGACTTCGTATCATCTGGTTATAAAATAGGTGACACATTACAAGTTAGACGACAAAACCATTTCATCGTTGGTGATGGTAGCGTTGCAACACCTCAGTCAATCATTGAAACTGTAGAAACAATCGTTATTGCGCATCAATACCACGCATTGATTGCCTACACTATTCAAGATTTATCATTACGTATTGAAGACTTCTCTCGCTTGTTTATTGCTCCTGCTATTCAAGAAGTAATTACCCAGATGGAAAAAGACATTGCTTCATCAGCTGAGCAATCTCTGAACTTCTTCACAGGTACTGCAGGCGTTGCGATTAACTCGTTTACAACAGTTGATACAGCAGGTGCAAAATTGCTTGAGCAAGGTGTTAATATTGCATCTGATGCTTATATGGCAATGACCGTACGTGATGGTTCAAGCTTGAAAGGTGCATTGTTAAATAACTTCACACCTGTATTCAACGAAGACATCGTACGTTCTTCTGCAATCGGTCACTTGTCATACTTTGACATTTTCCAATCTCAGAATATTAAACGCCACCAAGCCGGTGCCGGACCTACTTTATATTCATCAGATACATTGCTTGTTAATGGTGCCGTGTCTTCTGGTGGTACGATTGTAATGGATGGCGCAACAGTCAGCATTACTAACTACTTCCTAGTTGGCGATGTTATTTCAATTGCAGGCGTACAATCTGTTAACCCAGTGGGACGTGCATCAACTGGTCAAGATATGCAATGGGTTGTTACAGCCAATGCTAGTTCTGATTCAAGTGGTAATATCACGGTATTGGTAGCACCTACCATTATCTCTGATACACAAAACCCTAACCGTAACGTAAGTAACTCAATCCCTGATAACTCTCCTGTTACCATGGTTGGCACACATAACGTAAACGTGGCATACCCATCACGTGGTTTGGATATTGTTTGTCCTCCTCTTTACAAGTTGCAAGTACCATATGCATCTGTAGCTGTAGATCCTGAAACAGGCTTGTCACTTGCGGTAACGCAAACCGGTGACATTCTAGGTTATCAGAACTATATGCGTATTGACCTGCTGTGCGGCTTCTCTTGGCATCCACAGTATGCAGTTCGCGTACTTTCATAAGGACTGGCCCAATGCTAACGTGTGTGCATCATCCCATCGACCCAATGAGGGTAGTTGAAAGCGAAGAAGCAGATAAATTTTATGCAACGGGTGTCTGGTTTGATTGTCCTGCAAAGGCTAAAGCCTACAGAACAACAATTGAAGATGAGATAAAACAAGAATCTGAGGCGGCTTTATTGTCGCCAAAGTCTAAATCAAAGGGAAAATAAAATGAAAGATAATAAAATGGTTCAATCCAATAATGCTTTCGTTAGAGCTGAACAGTCTAAAATGAAAGATAAAATGGGAAACCGTCCCGTTATGAAACGTGAAATGCAAGAATTTGATGCGTTCATGAGTAATGACGGTGAAAATGCGCAAGACTTCGCCCGCAAACTTTGCCGTGGCATGGAAGACGCATATCCATTGAAATAATATATACATGGCTTCGACATGTCCTAAAGATGTGTCGAAGATATGCAATTATTTCGACATAAGGAGTATGCGATGGCTCAGGTTGTTAAAACTACGAATCAACTGATAATTAATTCCCTATATCTTCTAGGGGAACTTGGTGTAGGCGAAACACCTGATGCTTTTATGTTGTCTACTGGCTTAGAACTCATTAACGAGTTACTAGCCAAATTTGCTTCCGATAGTATTTATATCCCCTATTTAACAGAACTAGCGTTTAACCTGATTGCAGGGCAAGCAGCCTATACTATATCCGATATGGTTCCAGCAGATGTTATTGGCAATCGCATCGTAGATTTGTCATACGCTAACTACACTGTTCCAAGTGCGGGACAAGGTATCATTTATCCTCTCCAAATCATTAATAAAGCCCAATATTATGGGGTAACACGACTTACGCCTTTAAATACACGGCCCGGTTTTATATTACTTGATAAGCAGGACGAAGAAAGCATCATTACCTTATATCCTGCACCAGACCAGCCTTATCCATGCCTATTAGGCGTAAAAACAATGATAGATAGCCTGGCACAAAATTCAGATTTATCAGAATTACCGCCTTTCTATTATGGATTTTTAAAATATTGCTTGGCAAGAAAGTTCTTATCATACTACCCATCAGGTAATTGGAATGACCAAGCCGAATCAGAGTATCAAGATTATTTTGAGACAATAAAAAATGCCAATGAAACCGATGTGACCGTAAGAACATCTGCAATATTAAGCCGTCCCGAACCATTCTACTGGCAAAACATTCTGGCGTATTAATATGACTCGTAAAGATTATGACCTCGTAGGCAGTTATGATAATCAACGTGTGAGCACGATAAATGCTGAACGTACGGTAAATATGTTTGAGTATTTAGACGCCAATGGAAAGCGTCCTAAATCTTTATTGCCAACCGCAGGTTTAATAAATGCTAATTTAAATTTTGGCTCTGAAACAGGTGGAGCACGAGGTAGTTTTGTATTTGATAATGGTATTTTTAATGTATATGGTTCGTCCGTGTTTCTTACTACCGGAACGACAGGCGCATTAACAACATCGCTTATTGGAACATTATCGACTACAACAGGATATGTTGGCATTGATGCAAATACCTATCAAGTTATTTTTGTAGACGGGATACAGGGTTGGATTTGGGATATAGACCAGAATACATTTGCACAAATCACAGATACAAGCTTCCCCACAGCACCCATTGACGTATGTTATCTTGATGGATTCTTTCTGGTTGCCAACGGTGGCACAAATACGTTTCAGTTATCGCAGATTAACCAAGGTCTTGTATGGGGAGCTGCTTCATCGACTTTTACTGCTGATAGCACGACTGACATTTTAACGTTAACGATTAGCAACGCAAACTTTCAAACAGGAACGCCCTTTACCGTATCAACGACTGGCACATTGCCAGCACCGTTAACAACAAGCACAACCTACTATGCAATTATGGTAGGTCCTGTAACCACTAATCCCGGAACAATAAAACTGGCTACAACCTATGCCAATGCGATTGTAGGAACTGCAATCAACTTAACAACAAATGGAACAGCCACTAATACGATATTAAGCACAGGACAATTGCAATTAGGTAGCATTACATCACATCCGGGTACGATTGTTGCGTGCAATACACTACATAGGCGTATATTTCTATTTTCACAGAACTACACAGAAGTGTGGGAAAATGCAGGCCTTGGTACTAACTTGCCCTTTAGACGCAATAATTCCTTATTGATGGAGGTTGGAACGCCTGCGATAGGTAGCGTATCACTAGGCTTTGATAGAATGTTCTTTCTAGCGCAAGATAAAGACGGACTGGCTGGCGTTATGGAAGTACGAGGCACCGAATCAATTCTTGTAAGCAACAGAGCACTTGATTATCAGCTAGCGCAATATGCTGCAGACCCATTAACAGGGGTTGCGGATGCAAGAGGCGTTTTAATCAAAGAAAATGGTTTAATCTTCTATCGTATTAATTTCACACTAGCTAATCACACCTTCGTATTGAACGTATCTATGAGCACTGCAGAAGCCCCTAAATGGCATGAAGAAGAAGTACTTAATGGCGATAGGCATCCAGCCCAGACTCACGCATATTTCGATGGTGTGAACTATTATGGCGATTATGAAACAGCTTTGTTTTATATCGTAGATGACCAAACATCTACTAATAATAACGAGATGATAAGGCGCATGCGTATTGGTAGACAAATGAGTCCCGAAGGATATTCAAGGCTTCGCATAGACCGCTTTCAGGTTGATTTATTGCAAGGGTCTCTACAAACTGGTTCGCTAGGATTTACAGAAACAAACGGGATTGACACGATTCTAACAACGCCTTATGCCCCAAATGCAGAGCCTACTGTTTACCTATCTATATCTAAAGATGGTGGTCAAACATATGGAAGTAATTTGCATGCGACCATGGGCAAGATTGGTGAGCGCACGCACAGGACGGTGTGGCGTAAATTAGGAACGACTCCCCGTGGTCAAGGATTTGTACCAAAGATAGAATTTTTTAATGAAATACCGTTTGTGATATTGGGTGCAGCATGGGACTTTGATGTATTACCGGAGTAATAATGGCTCGTGATTTTGATAACTTTCCTACATACGATCCTGTTATTAAAAAGGACGATGTTTACTTAAGTAGTATTTGGTCTGACTTTATGGCGACATTTGTAGAGTCGCTGCAAGGTTATTTATCTTCTTTAGGAAACTTCGTCCCGGTTCTGACATTAGCGCAACGTAATTCTATACAAACCCCGCAAGAGGGTCAGATGATTTATGTATCCAACGCCAATACACCAGCATTGCCGCGTACTGCACAATTGCAGATATGGAAGGTCACTGCTGGTGTTGGCGCATGGACATTAATTGTATAGAATAGATAAATAAAACATCACAAGGAATGTGAAATGGCTTTTGACTCGAATATGTTTGGTAGTGGGTTAGGTGGTTTTTTAGGCGGCATATTTGGCGATTCTGGTCGTCCTTATGATAAGGCCCAACAACAATACCAACAATGGACAGACAAGGGGCAAGGAACACAACAACCATTTGTAGACGCAGGACATGGAGCCATTGGTGATTATCAAAAGTGGCTTCAATCCCAACAAGACCCGAGCAAGTTCATTAATGACCAAATGAATAACTATCAAGAATCACCTTATGCGCAATATTTACAACGCCAGTCACAGAATGCGGGACAAAATGCAGCATCCGCTAGCGGATTAATGGGCAGTACGCCCATGATGCAACAAATGCAGCAAAATTCACATGATATTGCTTCGCAAGATCAAAATCAGTGGCTACAACATGTTCTTGGTATTAATACCCAATATGGTCAAGGCCAAGAAAACCTAATGAATGGTGGTCGTGGGGCCGCTAATTCATTGACTAATCTTTATGCAGATACAGGACACAATATGGCCGAACAAGCCTATAATAAAGAGGCATCGAAACAAAATAATTTTTGGAACACCATTGGTGGTGGCGTTGGTATGATTGGAAGTTTTTTATAAGGATTTAAAATGGCAATTCCATCAGTTAAATTATTTTCCAACGAACCGGGAGGTGGTTTGGTTACATCGCTGAATGGTATTAATTCATTAGCAAATAATAATATTCTACGTCAGATTAATTCTATTAAAAAAGACTATATGCCCCGAACAACGGAAGCAGAGATTAATTCTAAAAACGCTTATGCGCGTTTAGTTGGCTTGCAACCGTTAGGAAAATTATTAGCTAGTGATCCTGCGTATGCCAATCTGTCTGACGCACAAAAAGAAGAAATTAATAATAGATTTTACAAGGCGGGAACGGGTCAGGGTGGCAATGCCATGAACCAGATCCCGACACATTCTGGGGTTGGTCAGCCATCTAGCAATTCATTTTCATGGTGGGTTCAGAATGCAGCTAAAAATTTATTTGGTCAAAAACCACCTCAAGGTAATAATGCTATAAATCAGCGTCCCAATGCTTATGATAATAGCTCTAATCAAGGCGTATCTGCAGAAGGCCCCGGGCCTATTAATAATGGAAGCCCTTTCGTCGGTAGAGAAGGATATAAACCAACCGCGCCCCAAGAAAATGATGGTATCGATCATGAATATGATGCGTTCATTAATAACTGGTTAAAAACTCCAGAAGGACAAAGAGAAATAGCAAAAGGTGAACAGGCTAATATACCAAGTCCAGAAGATTATAGACGTGCTAAACAAGGCAGTCCTTCAATGGAAATGGATTTAATAGGTGGTCAACAACCAGTTCGCCAACCTACATTTGCTGAAAATACCGCTAATTATAAAGGCACCATAGAAGAAGGAAAAGAGTCTGGAAAAATTCGCGCTCAAGATATAGATAAATTAAATACATCTGTTTTCAATGCTGAAACAAGCCAAAATACATTAAATGAATTATCGGATGTTGTTGCGTCACCTGTGTTTGAAGGAATTCGCCAAACTCCATTAGCCGGACATCATGAGTTGGCGTATTACGCTAAAGAAGGAACGCCTGAGCAGCAACAAGTGGTTGGTAAATATTACACTTTAACAGGTAATATAATTAAAGACTCATCACGTGATTTTGCTGGTCAATTCAGAAAAGGTGAGCAGCAATTATTAACAGGAATGAAGGCAAACCCTGATGATACGGTTGATACAGCAAAAGGAAAAGTGCAAACTTTAAGTGTTCTTAATAGAATGTTAATGGAACGTTCGAGACTAACCTCTAAATATATGTCACAGCATCATGCTAATAAATTAGAAGCGTCTGAATGGGCTGACAAGCACGTTGATGGCGAGAAAATCAGGGAAGAAGCTCATGATAGACTAAACCCAACAGTATCTATTCGAGATCCAAGAACAGGTAAAACCATGACACTTTCTATATCTGAAGCTAGAAGAAGAGGGGTTCCAAATGTCTGATTTATCAGGATGGGAAGTGGTGACTAATAATACCCCTAAAAAATCTGCAAAAACTAAAGGTGACTTATCTGAATGGTCTATTGTTCCTAAAATAGCACCATCTGAACAAGAAGAACCTGAAAGTATTGGTAAATCACTAATGAAAGCCCCGTTTAGGGTAGCCGAGGACTTATACAAAGGTGCCGCGAATCTTGTGCAAAATGCCCCTTCTTATTGGAATAAAGCAAAAACAGAAGTCCCTGCAGCAGTTAATCCAATGGAATTTTGGAGCCATCCCGGACATTCATCGATGCAAGCATTTGCAGGGGCAAATGAAGCCGTTAATAACTTAAATCATGTTCCTGTTGGTTTAGCTAAATATGCTAACGAACGTCTTCATTTATTACCTAAGAGCGTTCCTGATTTTTTAAATAAAATGACTCCTGACTCAACATCGGCAATTGAGGACTTATTTGGGAAACCAAAATATCCGGGCGAAGCATTTACACGAGGAGCATTTAGACATGCCCCAGACTTGGGTGCCGCATCTGTTTTAAGTCCTATGAAATTAACGCACGCAGGTATTGCAAAAAATGTAGTCAATACACTACATAAACAAGAGGCACAGCATACCCATATGTACAATAACTTATGGAAAGCTGCAGAGCATGAAGGAATAAATACGGTTCCCGTTAGCAATCATTTAATTGATACTAATCTTAATTTCATTAAACAATATAAAACACCAAAAGAATACTCTGGCTTGGAAGAGTTTAGAAACAAACCTACATTACAAAATGCGCAAGCTGCTACTAGTGAAATGAAGGCAATAAAACGTAGTTTGCATGAAAAATCAAAAAGTAGCTCATTATTGCCTGAAGAAAAAAAACTATATGATGCGGCAGAACATACAATCAATCATATTGAAGGAAATATGTTTTTAAAACCTAATGGAGATGTACATCAACCTTTAGCCAATCTTCATAGGCAAATAAACGGGAGTTACAGGAATAATGTCGTTCCATATAAATACAATAAAGACATTCAAGACTTTATCGACGAAAAGAAAACACCAAAAGAATTAATAAATAGTTTAAGTAGAGGCGAATTTGCAGTTAAAAAAAGCCGTAAACATCCAGCACTTAAAATAAGAAACTCGCTTCCCGCAATTGTTAGCGGATTAGGCACTATTGGTGGTCTAGGATGGTTAGGCAATAAAGCATTAAGCAATCAATGATTTAAATAATAAGCAGCACTAAAACACGTCAACATGAATACTAGGCAAAACATAATTAATCCCCTCAATAAGTTGGTTAATTATAAGGCATAGATAGGATAAAAAACAAGCATTATTTTTAATATAAGAAATAATATACAATAGATTAACAATGTCACAAGGAATCAGTGAATGTCTATAACTTACATACAAGCAGCGCAGCCAATTTGGTATGTAGCCGGTCTAGATGGATTGGCCGCGGGTGGGGCACAACTATTTACTTATGATTCATTAACGAGAACGCCTCGTGCGGCATATCAAGACCCTGCGGGAAATGAACCCTATCCTAATCCTATTATATTTAATCTTAATGGCACAAATCCTCCTATCTATTGGCAAGTAGATACTACAAAGCCTAATGGTTACTATATTGAAATGTATGATTCAAATGGTAATTTATTATGGGATGAGGATAATTTTCCCGGAGCAAGTTCAGGTGGTGGAAGTGATGTTACGACATATATACCGATTGTAAACTACATCACCAATAACCAGTTTATTAATCATATAGCACCTACAACTACCGCATTAACAACTAATTTTGTGGTTGCCCCATCTAATCATAAAGGATTCACCCCTTCACTAATTAACCCAATTATTAGCACGTATGGGGTTGTGGGGCCAGACATACAATTTAATAAGAATAATACAAATGCTACGGATAATATTACATTTCCTTTATTTGCATTATCTAGTGCTCCATTAACAGGTGATGTTACGCCAGTGGAGTATGTTCATTATCAATGCACCAACAGTCCTACAGGTGAAACATATAAGAATTTTCAGTTCCCCATCACTCAGAAAGTAAAAAATCTATCTGGGCAAGCGATGACATTTAATATTTGGGCGGCTGTTACATCATCACCTGTGACAATTAATATTTATATCAGGCAATATTTTGGTTCTGGCACTTCTGCAAGTCCTGACTCACGCACACTGATAGGTTCATGCGTATTATCGAGTACTTGGACATCATTTCCTTTCCAATTTACAGTGCCTTCTGTAGCTGGCTTATCTATTGGTACACCCGGATTGCAGACAGACGATGATGCTGTTTATATTCAGGTTGAAATGCCTTTAGGGGCACCGTGTGAAGTATCATTTATAAAACCTTGCCTATATTTAGGGACAATAGATCCAAAATTAGAATTTGAAATATACGACCAAATCGATTCCATTGATTCGACTGCAAGAACAGGCGATATAAAAACAAGTCTTATCTCATCACATCCTCAGGGATGGGTAGCTATGAATGATGGATCAATCGGAAATACAGGCTCAGGTGCTACTAATGCGGCAGGTGCTTATACATTCCAACTTTACAAAACAATCTGGGATGGGGTCATTGATACATGGGCACCGGTTTCTACCGGTAGAGGTGCTACGGCTCAAGCAGATTTCTTGGCTGGAAAGACATTAACATTGCCCTTATCATTAGGTCGCGCCCTAGCTGGTGCAGGTGCTGGTTCTGGATTGCCTACTTATGCACTTGGTGAAAA